GTTTCGTTGCTAGACGAGTAGCAATTTGAAAGATACAAGTACCGATGTAGTCTGGTACACGTGGTTTAGGATCACCTGAATCTTCTGCTTCTTTGCATGCAGCTTGATACTCGATGAGTGCGTCTAATAGATCCTTATTATTTACATAATTACGTGTCGTACGTTTAGCCATAGCATTCTCTTCTGCCTCCAAGTAAATTTACCTACTACTATACTAATACAGTATAGAGCAAATGTCAACTGTTATTTTTTACAATCAATAATTTATATCATATGAAGAGAATAGTGTCAACTGAAAATTTTTTTAAAAACTTGTTGACACCTTTCTGGAAGTGTGTATAATGGATTTATCCGAAGAAAACAATATTAAATCTCTACTGTATATATCTTAATCTGAAATTGCTCTTGTCCATATATCTCAACACGCTTTCTAAAGTGTTTCAAGGTATAATTTTCAAATGATCCAGATGAAATATCGTCTGCGATATCATAAAGCGTAGCTTTATCAGCACCATTACCTTTACGTAATGCTCGACCAATTGATTGTAGAACTTTAATTTCTGATTTAGAACCAGATGCAAAGATTACATTATCAAGACGTTTCAAGTTAACACCAGTAGAGAATACACCATAAGATGCAAGAATATCATGTTGTTTGATTGGATCATTTTCTACTAGATGACGTATGCGCTCACGTTCTTCACCATCTGTTCCACCATATATGAAATGAAGTTGACGATCGTCTCTTCTTAAAATAGGTTCCAAAATTTTACCATGCTTTTCAACTAGATCGAACAACACAAGATTGTTTTGATCCTTGAGAGACCATAGAAGATTTCGAATAAAAATATTTCTTTTGTGATTGTTGACAAGAAACTCTCGCTCCGCCGGATATTTTTGAGATGAACTTTTTACTTTCTTTAGAGCATCTTTAAAATTCTTACGAACTTCTGGATTATGAGAAAGTACAATAGCTTTAATATTAAAATCAGCAACAGTACCTTGGTCAATAAGATCCTTAGTACTTATATGTTTTCTCACAGACCCAAAGCAACCTTCCAATACCAAACGATGTGTTTTACTTTCTTCTGATTTTAGAGTACCAGTAAAACCATGTCGATAATAACATTCGTCCAAACCTTCCATAATCTTTTGAAGTGATTTGGCTTGGAATTGGTGAGCTTCGTCTCCAAGTACTACATTAAATTTTTGGTACCATTCCTTTGGAAGTTTAATCAGTGATTGCCATGTTGATACGACGATTGGACAATCTGTGTTTTTATCAATGCCGCCTTGTATCTTATATATGAGATCTGCATCACATCCGTAGTCGATAAAGTCTCCAGCCATTTGGTGCACGAGAGATATTGTTGGAACAATGATAAGTGTTTTATGCCCATACGTCCTGTAATAGTGTTGTGTAATAAGATAGATGATTAACGATTTACCAGACGATGTTGGTGATAGTGACAACGAACGACCGTCGCGAATAGCATCAACAATATATTGATTTTGATAATCACGCGGTTGGAATTTACAATTAATTTCGTTAGCAATCTGATATCCATAATCATCAGGAACTTCTTCGCCAAGAATCAAATGCTCTGGCGCATCTAATACATAACCACGTTCTTCACAGAATTTTTTAAGACGAGGGTATAATCCGACATATAATGCGGGTCTCATTGCTGAGAAAATACGAATCCAACCATCCCAAATTCTATTCTTATATGAAGGGTTAAATTGATATCCGTTAGGTTGGAACTTGAAGTAATTCTCAAGCTCCATTTTAACACCTGAATCCGCAATAATTTTCAAATGCACTGCATTGATTTGTTCAACTCGGACTATTTCTGACATTTTATATTAATATTCTCCGGCCTGGAATTTCATTATATCGATCATATTTTTGATAACAAAGTTTCGGCTGTGTATAGTTTTAATAATATCTTCTAGGAAATTTGCGCGTGTGGAATGATAATCAATCTTAAGACTTAGATTAATAATATCCTTATCTGCCATGATATATTTATCCATGTCGTTTTTCATTACTCGTTTCTGAAACGGCTTCCATCCACGCTCTTTTAGATCTTCTTCTGCCATAGATCCATCAAACCATTCACGCTTAGCAAGCTCTAGTTCTTTGTAATCGTAACGAAGCTTTTTAACTTTCAAAGCTTCCTTATAGTACATATTGTAATATTTACTGTGTAGCTCAGGAATCTTTTTAGATTCTTGTAATAGATTGGTTTGATCAATTTTAGAGTCAACAGACCACATTTCATTGATATCTTCAGTGCTCATAACAAAATCCTTATACATTAAATACCAATCTATTCTATAATAAGATAGCTAAAGTGTCAACTAGAGTTTTTCGATCTTGTAATAATTGTAGGTAAAAGTAGCTGAACACTCTGGGTATGTTATATCAGATGAAGTAACATCCAAAGAGATTGGACTCAAACTGGTTGGGAAGCAATCATAAAATGTTACGCGAAAGTTTGCGTTTTTGCTACTAGTATTTATGACCAATGAAATATCTGATCTGATACCGTCTTTGCTTTCTTCAAGATTTTTAAACTGATCTGTACTACTTGGAGAACCAATACCTTCCATCCATGTTAGCATTTCAAGGAAATTATTCATATCCTCATCTACAATAAAGGAAAGATCTAATTCGTTGTAGTTTAACCTATCGCCATATTCGTATAAACGATGAATCGGAGATGGATGCTCTACTTGTTGAATGTTTACTCCGGGTATAATAGCACGTTGAGCAAAAAACTCGACATTTGGTAGTCTAGATACATGAGCTGTAAATCCGACTGGTGAAAGATAATTTGTAATCATTTGAAAAATCCTGTTGACATTTTTATTTTCATATGATAGTATTTATCAAAATGAAGGAGGCAATATGCGCAATCTTACATTCGATGAAACAACAGCGATGCTTTTAAAGTTAGGCAAAAACCGTATTCTTTTTATAGAAGACATTGGTTACGAAGGAAACGGATTTGATATTGTTCTTCCAGAGGATAAACCCAGTTATGACGACACCACGATACGGTATGTTTGCTTTGAAGAGTACGAAAATCAGAAAGCAATAATTGACGATTTAAAATACTTCATAGATTCAGCTCGATAAATAAATGTTCAATCAACAGTTGACATGTACAGAAAGTTAGTGTACAATCCAACTTTCAATATTTCTACACCATGGAGTAATTATGGCAGAAAGTTTTAAAATCCTAAGCGCTCGTGACCACGTTCGTATGCGTACTGGTATGTATCTTGGTTCTACTGCTCGCGAAACAGTTGAGCGCTTTGTTATGGGGAAGTGGGAAAAGGTTGAGTATGTACCCGCTCTAAATAAAATGATTGATGAAATCATTGATAACTCTATTGACGAAGCTATTCGTACAAATTTTAAATATGCTAATCAAATCAGCGTTACTATTAAAGATGAAGTAATTACTATTGAAGATAACGGTCGTGGCATTCCACAAGAAGAAGTATTAGATGCCGACGGTAATAAAATGCCTCGTCCTGTTGCTGCATGGACTAAAACAAATGCAGGTACTTCTTTCGATGACGAACGTACAACAATTGGTGCAAACGGCGTGGGTTCTGCTTGTACGAACTTTATGTCAAGCCAGTTTGTTGGACAGACTTGGCAAAACGGCAACATGGTTAAAGTTACTTGTAAAGATGGTGCTAATCAAACTAAAGTAGTGATGTCCGCTAAAGAAGGTAATGGTACTCGTGTTTCGTTTTCACCTGATTACTCACTTCTTGGAGTTGACTCGCTTTGTGATGTACATACAGCTGAGTTGGTTCAAGATCGTCTAACTTCTTTGCAAATTGCTTTCCCTGAAATTAAATTCAAATTTAATGGTAAGCGCGTTGCAGAGTCTAATATTAAAAAATATGCTCAACTATTTGTTACCGACAAAGATCAAAGCATTGTTGCTTCTCAAACAAATAATCTGAGCTACTTCATTACAGGATCTGAAGATGGCTTTAGAACAACTTCTTACGTTAATGGTGTTAACACTCGCTTGGGCGGTACTTATGTCGATTTCATTGTCAATAGTATTGTTGATGAGCTCGCCGTTCTTATTAAGAAAAAGCATAAAATCGAAGTTGGCAAGTCGACTATCAAATCAGGTCTTACATTCGTAGCTTTTGCTCGTGGATTTATAGATCCAAAATATGATTCACAAACAAAAGAACGTCTAACTTCTAATATCACTGCAGTTAAGGAACATTATAATGAATGCGAATCAGATGCGTTTGATAAGATCGCAAGAAAAATTATGTCAAGCGAAGACATCATCGGTCCAATCGTCGAGGCTCAACTTGCAAAGAAACTTGCTGCAGATAAAAGAGCTGCAACTCTCGCTCAGAAAAAACTCCAAAAAGTAAAAGTAGCAAAACACATTGCGGCCAATAAGCGAGATGCTACTCTTAAAATTGTCGAGGGTGACTCAGCAATGGGCTTCCTTTTGAAAGTACGTGATCCTAATAAGGTTGGTGCTTACCCACTACGCGGTGTTATTATGAACACGTGGGATATGAAACCTGCTGACGTACTCAAGAACAAAGAACTATCTGAGCTGATTGCTGTACTTGGTTTGAATATTAACGACCCTGATAGTGTTGACGATATGACATACCAAAATATTGCTACACTAACCGATGCTGACCACGATGGTATTGGACACATTAGCCCATTGCTACTTGCTTTCTTCTACAAATTCTGGCCACGTCTGTTTAGTGAACGCCGTGTTAATATTACTCGTACCCCTATCATGATCTCAACCAAAGGATCAGAAACAAAATGGTTCTATACATACGAAGAAGCAAATGAATTCAAGTCGACTAACGCTGGATGGAAACATCGCTATATTAAAGGATTGGGTTCATTGACTGAAGAAGAATACGACGCTATCATTAATCGTCCTGTATACGACAATGTAACAGTCGACGATGCAGGTATTTTTCAAATGATGTTTGGCAAAGACAGTCAACTTCGAAAAGATTTCATGTTTGGTTAAAAAAGTGTTGACATTAACTTTTCGATATAGTAGTATTAACCAAATTCCAATAAAGGAAACAATATGAGCGAACTGAGTTTAGATCAATTTATGACTAATAAAAATGTTGCAAATGGCTACCCAATCTCTAAAGTAGCCGCTAACGAGTGGAAGTCTTTCGCAATGTATACAGTTGAAAGTCGTGCCATTCCAAATATGATCGATGGCTTGAAGCCTGTTCAAAGGTTCTACCTTTATAGTTCTATTATTAATTCTAAACGAGACTTTAAGAAAGTATCAGCTGTAGCTGGTATTATTTCTGATTATGGCTACAACCACGGTGAAGGCTCAGCAGCTGGTGCTGGACAACTTATGGCTGCTACGTGGAATAACAATGTATGTCTCATTGAAGGTCGTGGTTCATTTGGTACACGACTTGTTCAAGAGGCTGGCGCACCACGTTATGTATATACTCGTCTAAGTGAAAACTTTGATAAGTACATTCGTGATATAGATTTATCACCAGCACATGAAGATCCTGAGCACGAACCACCTGCTTTCTATCTTCCTGTAATCCCTCTAGCACTTGCAAATGGTACTAAAGGTATTGCAACTGGTTTTGCTACAAACATACTTCCACGAGATCCAGTCGACCTCGCTAAGGCATGTTCTGAGTATCTTGAAAATGGTACTATTGCAAAACCAATTCCAATCACCTTCCCTGATTTTAAAGGCAATGTCGTTAAGAATGCTGAAGATGGTAAATACACGGTATGCGGTAAGTACCAAAAGAAAAGCAAGACTGTTATGGTTATCACTGAAGTACCATACGGTTTTGATCGCGAAGGCTATGTTAAAATACTAGACGATCTTGAAAATAGCGGTGATATTGTATCCTATGAAGATCAATGCGATAAATCTGGTTTCCGTTTTGAAGTTAAACTAAAACAAAATACGTCTGCCAATTGGAATGAAGCCAAGATCGTATCGAAGTTTAAGCTAAGTAAGCCTGTTAGTGAAAACATTACGGTAATTGATTTTAACGGCCGACTACGTGAGTACACTGATGAACGAGTACTCGTAAAAGACTTCTGTGATTACCGACTTGGTGTACTTCAACAGCGCATTGATGCTCGTAAAGCAGAGGCTGAAGAAAAAAGTCGTTGGTTAAATGTTAAGATGAATTTCATTCAAGCAGTACTCGATGATAAGATCATATTCAAAAACAAAAAGAAAAAGCAAGTAGTCAACCAAATGATGGATGAACTTATTCCTATTGTTAATGATGATGCTGAGCGTCTACTTCGTATTAACATTATGAGCTTGACTGACGAGATGGTTAAGGATCTTGCCAAGGAAATCAAATCAGCTGAAAAAGATGTTAAGTACTGGAATAAGACTACTCCTAAAGAGCAGTTCACTGACGATCTTCAAACAATTTGATAAAAATTGTTGACATTACTTTAATTCTATTGTAGAATATAAAAGTAAATTGAAATAGGAACTTACATTATGGCTTACTCACGACGCACTTGTACTAAATGTGGATATAAAGATATTCAACCTAATATGAAGCAGGTTGATATTCAAGTTAAATCTGGCAAGTCTGAAGCTGGCTTATCCAAGCGAGCTCTTGCTGGTGCATTTCTTGGTGAATCTAAAAAATCACAGCGTCAAGTTGGTAATTGGTTGTCGGGCAATACTAAACGCCAATACTATCGCAATAAAACTGTATGGGTTTGTGGAGACCACGTTGGTTGTGGTAAGCCAGCCTTTGGCGCAATTGGTTACTTCTTTAGAAGAGTTAAAACGATTTTTAAGATTATATTTGCTTTGATAAAGCTCGCAATTGCATTAGGCGTAGCTGCAGTAATTGGTTATTTCTTTTTAGCTTTGCAGGGTGTCGTTTAAAACAATGTTCTATTGTTGCTATGGCAAACCTAGGAAAATCAGTACAAAACTAATGGATAGGGTAGTCCTATTCGCTACTGATTTTCTTGAGATAAACGAAAACATTGAAATAGAGTTTGATTCTTCTATCGATAAAGAAGATAATTGTGCTGGTTATTGTGTGGATGATGAAGATGTAACAATCTATGTTAATCCTA